CTGACTCGCTGATTGCTGTGCCTTCGCCAACGATTGCAGCAGTTGAATACTGAGCAAGTGATGGAATCTGAAGGTTTTCGCCTGATGCTGTGTTCAAGACTGTCGAAGTCTGGAGCATTGGACCAACATGACGAGCAAGCATGATTACTTGGTCGTAGAACGATGTTGGTACTGGTGCGCCTGCTGATGTCTTTACAACGTCACGCTTCTCAAACGAGTGCGAACGAATCTCACCCTTCGCCATTGAGCGAATGACTTCTGCATCTGAGCGGACACCGCGTGGTGCATCAGCGACTGGACGAACCTGGTCTGCGATGTCACGAGTTGCTGCTTCAAGACGAAGTTCACGGGCCTCATCGGCGCGGAGCTTCTCGATTGTTGCTTGGCGATCCTCAAGTTCTTTGCTGATGCGCTCGTATGTCTGTGTCTCTTCTGCTGTCAAGTCACGCTTTTCGGCGGTTGCAACATCAAGAATCTTCTTTGCGGCTTCCCACGCTGTTGCGCGTTGAGCCATTTGTTGTTCAATGAATTGTTTCATGATTTCTCCATGATTGGTTAAGTTTGTAAGTGCGCAGGAAGTTGTATTCCGAAAGGCGCGGAACGCTGACCAATCTCTAGTCGTAGCGGGACGCTTACCGACAGACCGAGTGTATATGAGAAACTAGAAAGTTTTCAACAGTTCAAGATGTTTCGCCAACAAGTTCACTGACGAAGGAACTTTGGCTGGTTCGGCTCGAAGTTTGCTGACCGCACCCGACAACAGATCGGCTGACTCATCCGACAAAGTGCCACCAGCCTCAAGGACCGTGATCGCCTCAGCGAGTTTGTCTGCGTCAACACCTGTGCGCTCGGCAAGGATGTCAAGAGAACGCACAGTGGCCGAAGTTGCCTTGTAAGCAGGGAACCCTGTCACAACCGAAACCTCATGCAAACGCACCTGACGCAACTCGCGAGTCATCCCGTCATCTGACCATTTGTCTCCACCGGACGGAACCGAGAATCCGAACGACATCGAGTCAACATCGCCGCGCTTCATCAACACCGACAAGTCACGACCGACTGTCGTGTCTGGAAGATCGGCGTTCACCAACAAACCTTTTGAATCTTCTTCAAGACGCAAAGTCTTTGAACGTGTCGAAGCAAGAAGCATTGACGAATCATGGTTCATGTACATCTTGATTGTGTTGCGACCCTTCAAAGATTTCTTGAACGCACCTGGTGCAATTCGCTCAATGAACGGCAACGGTTCAGAATCAGAGTTGAAGACTGCTGCGTAACCTGTGAATGACATTCCGTCACCTGTTGGGCCTTCGCGTAGTTCGAAGTCGTTGATGTGAATGCGGCGTGTCTCTAATGATTCGCTCATGCCGTCAATCATAACAACATTCACGGGCAAGGTTCTAGAGGAGCGAGGATGATCTTTTGGAAGCAGATCATTGTCGGTGATGTACTTCGGATTCTCTGGACGACCGTTGCGCAACAAATACAAGAACGAGTTCACCCGCGCATACGCCCACTGATTCCTAGTCATACCTGGACGGTGAGATGTCGAATACGCTCCGGCACCGCGACGGAACACGGTTCGCAACATGCCGACAGTTGCCCGCTTCCAAGACGGATCCGCGCCATCAAGTTTCTCGTTGTGTTCATCGGCCTTGTTCTTCAAGCCTTCTTCGATCGCTTCGGTCAATTTGATTGTGTCCGACCCAGCAGGAGCTTTCGCTGAACCTTTCGGATTCTTATCTGAACCGATGATCTGGTCTGATGGTGGTGCTGGTGCGCGTTCAGATTTGATTGCTTCAGATTTTCTTGCGAACCAATCTCGTGCCGGCTGAGGGTTCAATGGGTTGATGCCCCACAGGTAGTGTGCGACCGCACCCGCACCAGGGAACTGGTCATCGGTTGAATCCGAGTTCTTTGGTGCTTGTAGGTCTACGGCGTGTCGTTGCGCCCATGCGTTCGCTCGCACAACTTTGTCTTCGGTGATGTCGCCTCGCGCCATGTCTCGTGCCTCACGAACGGTTCTATCGACCAGCCCTTCACCCGCAAGACCTTGACCGTAGTAGTCCAATCCTTTTCTTGCTGCGGTACGAATGTAGACAGGTATCTCAAGAGATACCTGACGTACCGATTCTTCTTCTTCTTCTTCTTCTTCTTCCATCTCTTCTTCGTGTGGTTGCCATGCGTTGCAATAGAATCCGCCGTCAACATATTCATCCCACTTCTCGCACCATGCTTTGAGATTGTCGCCATCTGCGATCACATTGTCATCATCGTAAAACGCACAGTTACCGCAAGCACGACCTTCAGGAACATCTGGTGACAACGCAGGCCGATAGTTGTCAGGCAACGCACGTTCGCCACCTGGTTCCATGTCTTCGGCGATAGATACTGCGACCATTTGATCGACTGCATCTTGTTTTGTTGTGTGGCATCCGATCACTTCACCATCTTCTTTGATGGTTGCCCACCCAGAACAATCTGGTGACTTGTCGGTAATGAAGTAAGGCATTACGGAGTGATGAGCGTGAACGCTACTGAGTGACCGGCTTTGGATGATACTGCGTAGATGCTTTGCCCTGGATATATATCAAAGTCTTCGGATGCGCTTTTCGGTAACGCATGACCAGCGTTCACTACAACTGTCGCGCCACCAATAAAGATTGTGTCGGTGTTGTCAATGTTGCTGATGTGCAAAGTCCCTGGGTTCACTCCAGCGTGACTGACAAGTGTTGCGGCTGTGCCGACTGCGATTGATCCGTTTGTGATTGGCATGATTGTTACCTCAGAGCATCAATAGTAGTTCAGCATCATCTTCCAAGATGCTGAATGTGATCGTGCTTGTTGCTTGTGCTTGCATACCGTTCAAAGATGTTGAGACAACCGCGTAGCGTCGTTTCGGTTGGATGACAGGAATCTCGACCACTGGCTCGATGACGGGTTCAATCTTTTTGCGTGGTGTCGTTGAATAAACTCTGCGACCGCCAGATGGTGTAGGTGTCGGCTCAGGTTCTGGTGGTGTCGGTGCCGAATCAACTGTTGCGACTAGACCGCCGAGGGTTGCTGTTGCAACAGCGTTCTGTTCGACTGCCGTGATCGCCGAAGCGGCAAGACCGCCGAGGTTCGCTGATGCGGTTGCTGGTAGTGCAACTGTGGCAGTGGCCGAAGAAGCAAGACTGCCAAGGTCAGCAGATGCTGTTGCCGGTAGGACAACTGTTGCGGTCGCTGTGCTAGATAGTCCGCCAAGTTGTGCTTCGGCTGTTGCTTCAGTTGTAACGATGACTTGTGCAACTTCGGCGACAAGTTCACCGAACGACGCTGAAGCAGTTGCGAAGTGTGCGACGCTCGCTGTCGCGGTTGCTGATAGTGAGCCGAGTGTCGCTGTGCCGGTCGCGTTGATTGTGAATGGTCCGCCACCAAGACCATATACAGGATTATTTAGATCACTCGTGTTGAGTATGAATCTAAGTTCCGCCATCGCGGTCTACTAACTAGCGACGGTCAAAGATGCAGACAGGTTTCCAGATGAGATTGTGTATGTGTCGCCTGCGGTGTAGGCGTTGCCTGTGATCGTGCCTGAGAATAAGAAGTTGCCTGCACTTATGTTGTCCCAAGCGGTGAAGTGTGTTGCGTCTTGCGAACCTGCGATATTGGTCCAACTGATATCTGCATCCGATGTGATCGCACCGTTTGATGCCGCACCGAACGAAACAGATTTGCGTGTCGTCTCGGTTGCAGCATTCGAAGTGCCGTTCGCACCTGGATCACCGACATGAAGTTTGATGTACACAGTTGACACCGAATACGCTGTGGCGTTACCAAGCGCATCAAGAAACGAGTTGCAAAGATAAGCAGATAAACCTGTAGCCATTACTCTTCAACCCTTTCGGTGATAGTCAAGATTCTACCTTCGGTATCACGTTCAACTGTGCGGACAGTCGGCTTGTTCTCTGGCACGTTCACACGCACCACAGTTTCAGGAACATTGATGACAGGTGCGGCCACGTTCACGTTCGCTGGTGGAACATTCACAACCACCTCAGGCATAGTCACATTCACATCACGCTGATTCACGTCATAAGTCGGTGTCGGCTCAGCAACCTGTTGCAACAAGACTGGTGCGACACCTGTGTGAACGATCGGCTCAATGTCAAGTGCTTTCAATACTGCGGCAGGTTCGAAACCTGCGTTGATGAGACGTTGAGCCATCATTGTTTTGCGGTCAAGTTCGGTGAGTCCTGCTGCACCAAGATCGACGTTCGCAAGTGGCACACGGTAAGTATCGCCGCCGTCAGCCGGTCGTAGGTCTTCAAATCGGCGAACATCGTTGATTGATAACCAGCCTGCTTGTAGTCCTGATGAATAGCCTGCGACTCGTGAACCGAAGTCGCCGCGCATCAAACCATCAAGGTTGAACTTCAAGAACGCACCACGGCCATCAATCAGTCTTGAATATCCATCCTCGATCTTGGTGACATATGGTCGGAGTGTGTGCATCACAAAGTGAATGCCGTTCATTTCAACAGATGCGTATGCTTGCGCACCTGACTGAATCACACCAGCCATCGATGGTGGTACACGGAACGCACGAAGAATCTCTTCGACTGCGAACTGTCGTGATTGCAGGAACTGTGAGTCGTCTGGTGCGACCGAAGTTGTCGTGTATTTCGCACCACCGAACAGAATGCCTGGACGGTGTGCGCGACGCAAACCTTTGTGACCTTCTTCGAATCCGTCAACAAGCGATTTGGCTTGTTCGCGGGTCAGGTTGCCTGGGAACTCGATGATGCCTGAAGTGTGCGAACCTTGACCGAAGAACCTCGCAGCAAACTCTTCAAGAGCCTTTGATAGTCCGAGGTTCTCTTTGATTAGTTCGATGCGTGAACGGCCACGAAGATCACCAGGCAAACGCAACTCGGACAGATGAATCATGTCCTCATGCTGGATGATGTCACGGTTGTCAAAAACGTAGACGATGCGGCGTGACTCGTCGCGTTTCACTTCAACTTTCAACGGATTCAAAACTGATAAACCTGCAACACCTTGATTGTCGCGGATGATACGAGTGAACGAGTTACCGTTCAACAACATCGAGACAAGTACCTGCTGGAAGTGGTCGGTGCGTGACACACCGACTTCGGGCATGTCGAGCCATTCTGGTCGTGGTCGGAATGGTCGGCGATCACCGTCGACACGGATGAACACATCGACTGGCAGAGTTGAGATAGAGTCTGCGATTAGTCGGACACACGCATACACGGTTCCGATCTTGAGCGAATCTTCTTGCGTGACTATCGTGCCGGCGTTGGTTGTGAATTGGAATGCGTCACCTGCGGCGAACAACGACTGATATGAGACTGCTCTCTCTTCTTCTCTTGGGTTGAACAGTCTTGACAACATTAGTTTCTAGCCGCTTTCTTTGACCGCTCCCAAGCCAAGGTGAAGGCAAGCAGAGATGCGCCTGTAAAGATTAGCCCAAGCGGAACCGCAATGTAAAATACGCCGACCGCAATCATCAAGATCGCGACCAGTTCCAATAACAATACAATCATCTCTCTCCTCACACTACAAAGAACCCTGGTTGCTGAACACTCTCGACTCGTCTCGTTGCACGATCCACAGCCATCGCCAATGCTATCGCAGCGTCAATCTTGCGTTTCGATTTGCCTTTAGATAAACGCCAACCCATATCGGTCGAGCGTTGCGCCGCCGACAACACCTGATCGGTGAACACAGGATCACCGTTGTGTGAGAGCCGACCGTTCACGATGAACTCGTACAAAGTTCCGCAAGCCGGCACCATACGCGCAGTCGACTGGCTGAACTCAACCATCGTGAACCCTTCATCGGACATCGCTTCAGCTGAGCGTTGAAAGAACGCTGGGTCATAAGCGAACTCTTGCACCGTGTATTCGCGACCAAGATCGCGGATATGTTGCTCGACTGCCGACACATCCATCGCACCGCCATCTGGATGCCAAATCTTTGCACGAACAACAACACGACCAGATTCCTGCGGTTGCGCAACAACGACCGCGATCGAATCATGCTTCAACGCCATGTCAATGCCGACGAACACAGGAATGTTCGGATCAAGTTCATCCTCACTACGACACTGCTCCCACGCACCCTTAGGCAACCATGACTCACCATCGGTACGAACCCACTGATTCAACCGATAACGACGGAACGCAACCTCGGCTGTTTGCATCATTGACACTTCCATGTCTTGCATATCCAACAAACCTTCAGCCAAGTTCGGATTCGACTCAGCCCAAGCGTCACGGTCATGAATCTCGCAATCCGCTGGTGCTTCCCACCAGAAGAAACCGAACCGTTCATCCTGTTTCGTGTCGGCAACAATCTCTTTGCCGTAGTTGTACAGACGGCCACACACCGTGTCTAGGTCGAAGCCTGCCGTGGTGATAGCGACAATGTTCGGGTCCTTACGCGCACCCGAACCCAACGTCAACGCATTCCACAAATCATCATTCGGCTGGACATGCAACTCATCAAACACAACCGTCGAAGGATTCAAACCTTGCTGAAGTTTTGCGTCGCTCGACAGCACACGATAGATCGCACCAGTCGAAGGAACCTCAACCACATCGCGATACA